CCTTAGAGATCAATGAAAGGTACTTAATGTTATCTGCATAGATATCATTAGCATCGGCACCATCAGGAGACTCTGTAACACCAGTAAGACCGTTCCAAGCAGTAGCACTGCCATAGCCATTATCTGTGAGAAGGTATAAAACGCCACGATCGACACCAGTCTCATATAAGCGCTCACCTTCGCCATCCCATGTAAGTCTATTTCCCATGGTATATTTCTCCTTTCATTTTTATTGCCGATTATGCTAAATAAGTTGTAATGATGTCATCTACACTAGGTAAATGAGTAGCATCATCAAAGATCGCTGCCTCAAGAGCAGTGTAAACACTATTAGTAGTTCCGTCAGGTTTCTTTGAATCGACAACGATATGAGATACCGGATCGGGAGTAAAACCACTATAAAGTGCTTCAGTAACTACCTGAGGAATTGAGTTAATTTCCCAAGAGAATTCTGTTGCTTCAGGAGAATCATTCTCTGTAGCATGATCTCTCTCAGAAGGAGCTGCTGACAAACCATAAGCGATATGAAGCTTATAGCCATAGCCATCGCCTTCAGAAGCATTACCAACGATAGTTCTCCAAGCAAGTCCAAATCTTCTTCTTGACTGCTGACCGAAATAGATATCACTAACATGAGCTCCATCATTAAATTCGATTTCGCCTTCACAAAGCTTGAACTCTTTAGGACTTGTATAAGCCTTGATAGTGCCCTTCCAGTTCTCTTTAGAGATCAGTGAAAGGTACTTGATGTTATCGGCATAAATGTCATTTGCATCAGCACCATCAGGAGACTCGGTAATACCAGTTATACCGTTCCAAGCAACAGGAGTACTGTATTCATGATCAGGGTCTTCATCTTTGGTATTCATTATGAAAAGAGCAACATGATCGACACCAGTTTCATACAGACGCTTCTCTGTCTCGTCCCATGTAAGTCTAGCCATGGATTTTTCCTCCTTATGTTAATAGTAAATTGTAAAGGAATCATGATGCAGATTATCCGCAACATAATGCCTTGAGTGCTCGCAAAAAGGTAACAATAGTAATTCTGTAACTACAGGATCATCCGGATCTTTTGTTATATATCTCATACTGTATGCACAGTTAACAAGATACTTACTATTATCAGCTTTTTGAGTAGTTAATTTCTCTCTTGCATAAATTATACAAGGATACTTTAACTTTGTGCTTTCGGGGCCTTGATAGTATACATTATCACAATAAGTTTTTAATAACTTATGTAATTCAAGTCTCGGCTTCATTCCAAACACCTCCTAAGGTAAATACCATTCTAGGGTAATTTGTAACATCAACCGAACTAACTTTCCATTTAACCCCGAAATGCTCAATCCAAATAATCGAGGTGAAATTGGTCAATGCATATGGATTTCCAATGATACTAATATTATTCGATAATAATTTATTATCATTAATACTTTCTCCATTGCTATTTCTAGAAGTATTTCGAATGACATCACCTTTGTAAGTGCGTTCTATTATCTCTTCTTTCCATACACCTGTGCCATCACCGTTTTCATCAAGGACTTCATATGTTCTACGATATCCTATTTTGTCACAATAACGCATGACCAATTTCCTCCTCTCCTATTTATTTTGATTTCTTTTAACTTAATTCAAGTAGTGATCTGGCTTTCCCAAATACGTTTCTAGTTTGTGTGCTCGAATTAAGCCTGAACAGTTCTAAGACCTGAGAAGCTAAGGATCTTAGTAATTGTCTCACCCTCAAGAGTGGTAACGATCTTAAGCTTCTGCTTGTTGTCCTTGAATCTGGTAACTGACTGCATATCAACATCAAGAGGCTTGATCAGTTCATCATGGTAGCCACCGATTGTCTGGATAGTAGTAGTTGCACCTTCAGAAGCCTCATACTTAAGAACTACGAAGTAACCGCTGTTCTCTTCAGGATCTCCTGAGTAACCAGTCCAGTTAGATACATACTTAAGAGTACCCTGGATGCTGTTGTCGTTAACGAATACATTCTGCTGAACATCGCTAACGAGCTTGCCAAGTACTGTGATAGTAGGATCTTCTGCCTGAACATCAATAGTAAGGTTGTAAACGAACTCATATGCGATTGCGCTGTAAGGCTTAACAAGAGCGCCTGAGAATCTAGACTCCATCAGGTACTTCTGCTTGTTGAAGTCGATATCGAAGTCATCAAACATGCTAAGAGCGCCACCACGATCACGACCAACTACGTAGTCTGAAAGGTTAACAAGGATAGCACCAAGATACTTTGTATCAGTTCCATCGATTCTGTAAAGGCCATCGAATACAGGAACTTCAACGATCTTGCTAACACGAAGAGCGGTCTGAAGGTCTGCTACTGAGTTGTACATACGTCTCTTAGTAGTATCCTTAAGAAGCAGCATATCGCAAAGCAGATCACTTGTGATGAACATAGTAGGAGCACCTGAGCCTCTGTAAAGCTTAAGTGAACGAACTACGTTATCAATGAACATCTCAGCCTTTGTATCTGTAGATGTAGCAGCAGTAATAGCGATTGCTCTCTTAACTGTGAAGAGATCATCATCTGTCCAAATAGGTCTGATGTTAGTCTCTTTGATCTTGTCAGGGCTAAGACCATTACGTCCATCACCAACAAGGATTGCACGAGCACATTCCTCATCGAACATAACTCTCATTTCCTGCTTAATGAACTCGATAACTGAGAAGTCAGTGATATCGATGATGTCATCACGATCGATTGTCTGCTTTTTGTAAACTGTGGTAGGAGTAGTCTCTCTCTTTAACAGAGCGAATACTTCATCAACCTTACGGTTGCCCTTGATGTAACCCTTAGCACGTGCCTCATCCTCAGTGATATCAGCGAAGATAGTCTTAACACGGCTGAAAGGAGACTGGCGAACACCATCCATAACGGTGTTAACCCACTCAGTTCTTCTCTTAATGAACTCGGGCTGTGTGGTGTAGTTCTTTGCATTGGGGAACAGGTAATCGATATTGTCGATACCATACTCTGCGCTGTGAGCCATTACAGAATCCTTAAGTGATCCAAACTTAAGAGCATCCTGCATAATTTCCTGGCACATTTCAGCTGAATGAATCATAACATTGTTGTTTTCGTCTTCAAAAACGTTCTGTCTCATTTCGTTTTCTCCTTCTTCTAAATTTGTAGAATGATTTAAAGTTTCGTCGTCATCATCATCGTCGTCGTCCTCATCGTCCTCATAGTCGGATTCGGTGTCGTCGTCATTGGATGCGCCGTAGTCTTCCTCTTCATTATATTCATCATCCTCAGTGGTGTTATGAGAGATAATGTCATCATCTTCTATTGAGAAAATACTGAAGAGTGAAGTTGTTTCTCCATTTTGATCATCTTTGCATGAGCTATGCTCAACTTCATCGGATTCGCCCAGAGTCTTCTTTTCAGCTTCCTCTGCAACAATACCCATCATGATCTTCATGGCTCTGATCTGATCCTCATTCATGGTATCGATGGTACCCTCGAGGTCAAAATCATCTTCCCCATTAGCAGCATGCTCAAGCTCGTCAGAATCATCTTCATTACTGAACATTTCTTCTTCAAACTCTTCTTCTGCAGCTGAATGAATAATGGGGTTTTCAGATCCTGAGAATATCTGTACAGCGTCTCCGCCATCTTCATCCTCAGCACCTGTACCGTGAGCTAAAACTGCATCAATCTTAGCGCCACGATTAGCCCCTGCAAGGACTAGAGATACTTCTCTAATAACTCCGTGAGTAACATCGCGGCCATTCTGTTTAAGCTTATTTGCAAAAACAGATAGAGAATCTAAATCTCCATTCTTTATGAGGGACAAAGCTGTTCTGCCAGCCTCGACTTCTTTGTTAATGTTACCATAACAATAGACGCCGTCGGGACGATTTTCCAATGTTACATGACCGATGACATTATCAAGTGATTTATGATCATGATTGTAAACCAACGGAACAGTCATTCCGTCACAATCTTTGAATGCGTTTTGCTTAATAACTCTACCGTCATCACAAAGGATCTCGTTTTTGGTGGCATATCCACTAAAATCGTAGATCATGTTCTTTCTCCTCTCTAAATATTTATTTAAACAATGAGAACACGCCATTCTTATTGTTATCTGAGCTTTCCTCATTGCTAAATACACTGAATAAACCACCAGAATCTTCAGATTCTTCGGATTCTTTAGACTTTTCCTTAGTCTTTGTCTTAGACTTTGATCTCTTCTTAGGAGCACCATATCTTTCGATAAATTCTTCAGGTGTCATCTCTTGTGGTTCATAATCAGCTTCTTCTGCCATAGGTTCTTCTTCAGGTACCTCATTTTGATCTTCCATATACTGTTCCTCTTCAGGATACATTCCTTGTTCAGGTGTCATCATAGGTTCAGCTTCTGGATAATCGGGCATGTTAGCGTTGTTTAATTCATCTGCTTTCGGATCATCTGCAGGCGGCATACCAACTTTCTGTCTTAACTCGTTAGGAGTCATGATCTGGTTACGTGAGAATACGTCAGCAATCTTAGCAATCTCAGTAGTAGGTACATACCTGAAGGGATCTTTAAAGAACACGATTGATTGCCCTTTAGTACGGGCAGTCTTTGTGAGCCATTTACGCTTCATTTCAAGTGTAAGCGCAACACAAATAGGTTCAATGATACTCGTAACATAGTTATTCCAAATTACCTCATTAGCCTGTCCGTTAAGTAATTCATCACTTATACCGAGCTGCTGTTTGTAGGTATCCATTAAATATTTAATATGTTCAAGCAAATTATTCTCTAATGGACGACTTAACTGTATCAGTTTCTCATTGATATCCATATAAGCTATACCTCTTGGACTATCCGCAAGTTGTTCCTCAATTTCATTAATACGCCTATTTGCATAATCTTGTTCATAGTTGACCTTGTATTATAAGGAACTTGAACAATCATATTGAGTTTTGTACTTGCTGATTCGTTATCAATAACATCCAAAAGGGCTAACTTTTTATTAATCCTCTGTAAAATACTATTTGGCTCATTCATAATATCGTACATAGGATTTGTAACGATTGCAGCGGTTTCCTTTTCAAAGAATCGTTCCTCATGTTGTCCCTTAATAGGATTCCATATACGAACTTTTATCTTTCTAGGATACCACTCCAATATATCTGCACACTGTATTTGATAAATGTCAAAAGTACCTGTCTCATCAGGATTATGGTCACAATCAGTAGGTATAATAGCTACAACACCCTGTTTAAGCATACGAGTAACCGCATCCTGTATAAGAGCTGGACCTGTTTGATCCAAATTTGCTTCAACCTTCAGACATTCCTGTAAAGGTGACTGAATCGCTTCCATGTAATTTCCATTTTTATCAGTTTTACAGTGAACAAAGCTTATTACTGCAACGTCTCTTGCTATTTTGTTATAAATAGAATTTATTATACTTCTATCAGTATATGAACGTTGACTTTGTGTTATGGGCGGTGATGAATACGCCGGACCCAAATCTTGATACTGCTCTGGCGTGGGATCTCTTCCCATAAATGCATTC